GGTGTAGCCCATCACCGCAAGGATAGCCGCAAGGGTGTTTGCGACGGGGGTGAAACCCAGGTTGCCCACAGCGGCTCCGGCGGCGAGCATTGAAGCAGGTATACGGGTGGTCATTTATTTCCTTTCAACGCCCGTCGGGCGGGGTTACGCACATGCTTGTGGCGTAGTTTTGCAGAGCTCTTGCTGTTGTCGCCAGGCTTCGAGCATGCTGGTCCAGCGCTGTAAGAGCTGATCCACATTCACTGGCGATGCGGGCAAAGGGGCCAGCAGTTCCGCAGCTGGGGCGGGAATCTGCACTGGCGCGATCGAGGGCGGCTTGGTACTCGCGCAGCCGCTCAGCGTGAGCGCGAGCAACAGCAGCGTTGCGAGCCTTTTGTTCTTGTAGTGCACGGTCTTGGATCTCCACGGTTTTGAGCAGCATCTGCTCGCGTTGGCGGGCCAGCTCGCTCAGCTTAAGCGCCTGGGCCGTGAGCTCAGCGCGCACCGCGCCCTGCCCCGCCACGTAGGCTTTCCAGTGCGTGCCTACCAGCAGCACGGCCAGGGCCAAGGCGAGCGTCAGTCGGAGATACATGTCTCGTACTCCCGCTGGCGACGCAGCGTCAGGCCCCGCACGGGCTGGCCCTTGAAGCGGTCCCAGCGCAGGATCTGCTTGCACGCACCGGCGTAGTCGCCCGCGTTGAGCAGTCGCACCAGGGTCGAGTTGCAGAACGCGGTGCTGCCGATGTTGTAGGCCAGGGCCACGTAGGCGTCGTATTCGTGCTGGCCCAGGGGCACGGTCACGCAGCGCTTGAGCGCGCCTTCAAACGCCTGCACGTCGCGCAGCTTGCGCTCGAGTGCCTTGGGCGGGGCGATCGTGTCGCCCGGCCTCACGTCTTCGGTCGTGCCGAAGCCGATGGTCCACTTGTCGCCGGGCAGCGGTTGCACTGCGCGGTCGGTGAAGCCTTCAGACAGGGCCAGGCCCACGAGCGCCGCAGCGCTCAGCACCAGACTGCCTGCCTGCACGCGGTTCATTCGTACAACCCCATGCGCCGGTTGTGTTCTTCTTGCTGGCGCTTGTCTTCTTTGTGCTTGTAGTACCAGTTCACGCAGAAGCCGCCGAGGCCCAGCAAGATGCCGAACAAAATGCCGAACTCGGACGATAGGACCCACCCGACGATCGAGGTCGTGGCCCCGCCGTAGGTGGCCTTGCTGCCAGCGGCAGCCATGGTGGCCTCAAATGTGGCTTGCTGTTCAGGTGTCATCTCTGGAAGGCGTTGGTTAGACGGGGACGACGACACCGCTGGTGGCCTCGATGAAGATGTTGCCGGTGCCGACCGGGGGCGCGCTGGTGAAGCTCACGGTGAAGTCGGTGACGGTGTAGTCGACGCCAGGGGTTTGGCGCAGGCCGTGGATGTAGACCTTGCACAACACCGGCGCGGTCTCGAGGTCGAAGTCGGTGGTGCTGCCGTCGCCGCTGAAAACAGCCTCAGCAATGGCAAAGGGGTAGTCGGCGATGATCGGCAGCTGGCCGGAAATGCTCGACTTGATGGACCGGCTCACCTGCTCGGCCAGTTGCTGGATCTGCATCGTGGTGCGATCGAGCTGGTTCTCCAGGGCGGTGGGGTTGAAGTTGCCACCCCCTGGGATGTCGTAATCCTGGCTGTAGCCCATGTCGCCCGTGATCACGAGCTCGACCCCGCTGGCGGCCACGTAAACCACAGAGCCCCCGGGTGAGGTTTCCTGGTTGGCGTTGATCGTGACGGTGTAGTCGGTATCCAGCGCCAGTGTGGTGTCGACGCCGCCCACGGCCGTCGTGACCTTCAGGTCAGTGGCGGCAAACACCTTGAAGGCGAACGGCCAGGTGGACTGTACGCCGTCGCCGAGGTACGGCCCGGCCTTTCGCGGGGTGGAAGGTGTCGTCATGTGGGGAGCTCCTGCAACTACCGGCGATGGTAGGTGCAGGAGCCCAGGTCACGGACACATCAGCGCTGCTTGCTGCCAGGGCTGGCGGTGCCTGTGACGATGCCACGGGCCAGGTCAACCGGGCCGGTGGGCTCGATGTCGCCGCCTGCGATGCCAGCCAGGTAGCCGATCGGGCGGGCGACGCCGTAGATCGGCAGGCCCGTGATCATCGTCGCAGCAGCTGCCACGTCGCGCACGGCCTTTTGCTTGTTGCCGTCTTCGACGATCGCCTTGTACACGCTCGAGGGCGCGCTCACGGTCGACTCGATCAGCGACACCGCAGGCGACAGCGAGAACTTGTCGTCGGCCGGGTTGTCGTTGAAGCGGTTGATCACGAGCTGGCCAGCCTGGCCCACGATCGGGATCTGCGCGGTCAAGCCCTTGAGCGTGCCCATGCCGAACACCGCCAGCAACCAGTCGTCCAGCCAGCCGTCTTTGTCCTCGTCCTCGGGGCCGCCACGGAAGGCCTGGGCGATGGCTTCCGCCACCCAGATCGGGGCCAGCAAGCCCGCGATGGCCACGTACAGGACCCTGCCTGCGCCCTTCTTCAAGCCCACCTCGTCGGCGATCTGCTTGACGGCGGTCGCGTTGGTGTTGGCCATCATGTTGAAGTAGCTCACGAACTGCGTGAACAGTCGCGCGTAGCCTGGGCCTGACTCGAACCGGCTGATGTCCTCTGGCAGTGTGGTGCCTTGCGTCTGGCGGATCACGCCGTCTGCAAAGCGCACGGCTTCCTTGCCGTCCATGCCCTGCTCGAGGGCCTGGTTGTAGGCTGCCGTCCAGATGATCGGGCTCAGCGTGTTGTCGACCGCGCTCTGCATGAAGTACGCGTGGCGCTGTGTCCAGGCCTGGCCGCGCTCGAGCAGCGTGGGGTCGATCAAGATCTGCTCCACCGCGTCGTTCATGGCCCCGACCTCGTTCAACATGCGGTCCTTCATGTAGGGCGAGGCCTCGGCCACTGTGGTCTTCATGGCCTTGGGGTCGGCCATGAACCGGGCGGTGGCGTTCATGATCAAGCCGGGCTTGACCTTGACACCGGCCAGGGTGAAGCCGGTGATCTGCTGCACCGTGTTCGACAGGTTGGCGAACATGAGCGCCATGCCCGCACGCGAGCGCGCAGCCGAGAGGAAGCGCGAGAGTTTGCGGTCGCCGACCACAGGGGTCTCGACCACCTGGCGCGCCGAGCGGTTGAGCCAGGGAATCAGCATGCCCTCGTAGGCACCTGGGTCGATGCGGTCAAGCGCATACGAGACACGCTTGTTGGTGAGCAGGCGGCGCACGTCGGTGACCGCGCCTTGCATGTGCGAGAACAGCAGCACCTTGTCCATGTGCTGGCCCAGGGCGCGCAGGTCCAGCAGCAGGGGCTGGTTGTACTCGACGCGGCCCTTGGTGAAGCCGCTCGGTGCCGATGGGAAGGCGTAGGCCATGGACTCGTTTTCGCCCTCGGCCAGCTCGCGCAGCTTGGCGTCTTTGACCAGGCGGCTGTCGGTCTGCGCAGGTGCGTAGCCGCCGCGCCACACGTTGCCGAACGGATCGACGAACTCGTTGGCGGTGACCTCTGCGAAGTAGCGGCCGAACACCTTGCGGTGGGTCTCTTGGGCCAGTGGCTTCATCTCCTCGAGCAGATCCCACACGCCCTGGGCGAACTGGAAGTGCGCCTGGTTCAGTGTGCCTTCGCTGGCCAGGCGCTGCAGGAACGCGTCCCACTTGGCCGTGTCCATGTTGCCCTCGGCGTCTTGCGTTGCCCAGCCGCGACCGAGCAAGAGCTTGCGCTTGTTGCTGTCGTTGCCTGTGTGCAGGATCGCGTGCAGCAATTCAGCAGCGCCCGAGTCGCGGGCGTTGCCAAAGGTGTAGTCGAGCTCGGGCGCTTCGATCGGACCTGCGGGCAGGTACGGCGCGACGTTCTTGACCAGCTCGGTCAGCTGCTTGCGGTAGACCTGTTTGTCCGTGCGGTAGCGATCGGCCGCGTCCTTGATGGGCTGGAACACCAGGCGCAGGAACGGGCCGCCGAACTTGCCGTCCAGGCGCTCGGACCACTGCTCGACGCGGGACAGGATCGCCTTGGCAAACTGCAGCTTGATGCCGCGCTCTTGCTTGTCGGTGATCGCGCCCTTCTCGCCGGGGATCGTGTCGGGGATGCCGATCTCACCCATGCGCTCGACCAGCTGGTCGGCCGCCTCGTCGATGTCGATCAGGTTGCCGTCGACTTCCATCTGGCGCGAGCGCTTGGCCAACGCCCACATGGCGCGCAGCTCGTCGCTCAAACCGCGCAGCTCTTCCATCGTCATCTCGACCATGGGCTTGGCGTTGAGCACCGCGCCCTGCACGCTTGGCTGCAGCGCTGCGTACATAGCGGGGTCGTTCTTGGCGACGGTCTCCATGTAGGCGAGCGCCGATTTCTCGAGACGCGGCGCAACGTCGTAGGCGGCCAGGATGGCGCGCATCGCGTTGACCACATCGGGATCGCGCCCGCGCTCGACGACCTTCTCGTCGTTGCCCTTGGTCACGCGCTTGAAGAACTCAACGATCTTGCGCACCTCGAGCTGCGCGTCTTGCAGCGCCTTGACGGCGGCGTTGTTGAGCACCTGGTCGCGCTTGGC